CTATCGTTGACATGTATAACAAGGGTGAGGAAGTGGACTTAACGACAGTTTACCCCAAGGTGGATATGAAACACTTTACCGAGGAGATTCTGAGTTCAGAAACCGTATTCGGGCAGGGTATTCTACAACTCGGAGCGGCCCTTTGGGACACCTATGTCAAGAGGGTTATTTACAAGGCCGATATTGAGGCCCTGCAAGCGATTACTAACGGAGACCCTGCGCCTTCTATCTTGGCTCGCCACACAAATCTTGCAAAGGAGATTCGGGATAAGGTTGATAGCGGGATAGCAAAGACCACGCAGGAGATTGTGAACCGCCTTGCGGACAACATTCAAAGCGGAAAGAAGGCCCGTGTTGCAACGCCCTTTGCGGGGCTCAATTACTACCTATATGGAGGATTCGGCAGTGGTAACTTGGTTATCCTCGCGGCCCGTCCCTCGGTGGGTAAAACCACTATCGCCTTGCAGATGGCTATGACCGCCTCTCGGAATGGTGTGCCCACCTCCTACTACTCCCTCGAAATGACGGACGAGGAGTTGGTTCAGAGAATGATTGTCGGAACGGGGTTGGTCTCCACCTTGGAGATTGTTACTCAGAACGTGAATTGGGAGAACTACGAGAGGGCCGCTCAGATGGTTACTAACAAGTACATGTCAATCAATGACAGGGCAAGGTCTCTTGACGAGATATGCACGAGCATATCACTTGACGCACAGGCGGGTAAGTGCAAGATAGCCTTCGTGGATTACCTTGGGCTTATTTCCTACGATGATAGGAGAAAAACCTTGGCACAGGTTATCGGTGACATTACAAAGCGTTTCAAGAACTTAGCGCAGGAGTGCAATATCCCGATTGTCCTTCTATGTCAGTTAAACAGAGAGAGCGCAAAGGAGGGCCGTAGTCCCCAACTCACAGACCTGCGGGATAGCGGCTCTATCGAACAGGATGCAGATATTGTTATTATGCTCGAAAGGCCCAAGGACGAGTTTGGCAATATCAAGAGAGACCATATAGACCTTTGGCTCAGAAAGAATAGGGGAGGTAACTGCACGGACGAGGAGGCCCTGCACCTTGTGGGCAACGATAGTTATGCGGACTTCCACGAGGAGGCGCACGTTGTAACGATTCAGCCCGAACCCGTTGCAGAACCCGAACCTGCGCCTCAGCCCGTAAGCACCGATTTGTTTGACAACCAAGAAGATTTTTGATATGACACACGAACAGATTCTCACTGAGTTTAAGCACCGCTCTGAGGTGCTTTGGAACGCAAGCAAAAACCCCAAGACTACCGATGCGGTGGCCCTTGCCGAACTGAAAGCCAAGGCCCGTGCCTATGACGAGGTTATTGACTTCTTGGAGGGGAATGCCGAATGGGTGTAGAGGAATGGGTTAAGAAACAGGGTTGGAAGGAATGCACCACCGCCAAAGGAGAGAGATATTACTGCCGATTCAGCCACCCTCGCGTGGGGTGGTTTGTCTCGGGCAGGGTTGTGGTTGGTTGGCATGATGCAGGAACGGCCAATAGCGTGTTGGAACTTGTAAAAATACTCATGGCTGCCGAAGGTTAACAAATACCCGTGCAAGAACGGCTACTCGAAAATCTACGAGCAACTTCTTGGTGGGGAGTGGTGGGCAGAGTGGCCTTTCCACCCTACGAGGAAGTGGAGGTTTGACTATGCCTGTCCCGAACTGAAAATCGCTATCGAAGTGGATGGTGGTATCTTCACAGGTGGCCGACATAGTGGAGGCGTGGGGCAGTTGAAGGACATGGAGAAGATGAATAACGCCTGCGCTATGGGGTGGCTCGTGTTCCATGCTCAGCCCGAAGATATGCACGATTTAGCCTTGCGGAAGTTGATATTACAGGCTATCGAACTGCGGAAAACGCAAAAAAGTTAAATTTTTCTTGCTTTTCTCGTAGATTTGACTTATATTTGCACTCAGAAACCAAGACAATAGGAAAATGGACAAGAAAGCAACCAACGCTCTGTTAAAAGAACTGCGGGAAACCCTCTCGGGGGAATTGGACGTTAACGACTTCGAGTTCGGCATGGGAGAACTCACTGCCGACTTTGGCACAATGGATAAGGAGTTGGAACTCTCCGACAATATCACTGCCGTGGTGGACTTCAAGGCCGAAGGATGGCGGCACGTTGACAGGGGAGACTATTACACCCCGCCCGAGGAGCACGGAGAAATCACTATCAGCATCACCCACGCTGACTTCTACGACATTAACGGGGATAAGGTTGCAGAGCACGATGCCCCTTGGCCCTCTTGCTACGACAAACAAAACACAATCAAACTCACATTCTAATGGCTACTTTTACAAAGGAGTGGGACAAGATTCGGGAGAACCGCCCCACCATCGCAACGCTCGAAAAGAGCAGGAAAAAGATTGACCGCCTCGCGGCCTTCATGCTTGGGGGCAACCCCGTCACAGGGAGAACGATGATTGAGAAATTCAACATCTACTCATATCGTGATGCCATCTACGACCTCGGCAAGAAGGGCTACGACATTCAGCGCAAGGTTATCACCGCCCCCAACGGCATCGAACCCGTGGTTTGGTGGCTCGTTGACTTCTCTGAGGAGTTCGTAACTATGCGCAACCCTGCATTTTTCCGCACAAAGTAGGAGGAATCCTTGGAATTGTTAATAATTTTACGTATATTCGCATAACAAAACAAAAACTCTATGGTACGACAATTTACATCAGACGAGTGGAAACTCATTTCCGACATCGTTACCTCCTCTCGCAACTTGGAGGAGGCCCTCAACGCAAGGGGCTTTGAGGTGATTAACACCTTCTCTACGGGCCTGCAACCCGCCTGCATTACCTTCATTGTCAAGCGCAATTTTGTTGAGATATTCTCGGCCTGCGTCCTTGACATCGTGGCAGAGCAGAAACGGGTTGAGATTGAAATCTTCCGCAGGGGAGAGGAAATCCTCAACACGGACTACAATGCCATTGAAATCAAGATGCTCAAAGAGCGTCTCGCTCAGTTAGAGGAACACAAGGGCGGTTGTTGTTAAGCCATGAAAACAGGCTACTTCATTAACGCATTCTTCGAGGTGGATAAGGTTGACCTTGATTCCGATAGCGCACGAGAACTGCGCAAGGCGGGCAACCTTTTCCTCACCTTGGAGGGAGCGAAAAAGGTACAGAGGGCAATCCATGATACACTACATAACGAGCAGTAAAAACGGGTTTGCTCTTGCAGGTGCTCTCCAACACTACAAGATTCCCTACGACTACAACCCCTACCGCAAATGGGGAAAGAAGAAAGTCCGCAACGGCTACGGGAAGGACGTTTGGGAATTTGACCTATGCACAGAGAGTGACGCAATAATTAAGACCAAGAGCGGAGAGACAACCCTTGCCGACATCATGTACTACATGTATGAGCACTTTGGGGAGAAAGCCGACTTGGAGATCATTCACCAACACGAATACTAATGGATAGACGAGTTTTGAAAATCGGTAACTTCGTGCAGGACGCGAAGAACCAAGGCTACGCAATCCGAGTGGGCATTTCAGAAATGCACTACACGGAGTTGTTCGAGCCTATCAAACTGACAGACGAGTTCTTCCTCGCTAACGGATTCAAGGCTGAGGAGTTCAACGGGGACAAGAACTACTATCGGCAGGAGGACACCAAGGTTGTTGTGGCCCATCAGAACGAGAATGGCTCTTGGGACATTGACATTCGCAACGGGCAGGACTTCCGCTACATCGGCAAACTGACTGCCATTCACGAGTTGCAGAACGCCCTCTCTGAGTGCCATATCTATTCGAAGATTAAGGTATGAGAGTGAGGAACAAAACCCTCATGGGGAGGATAGGCGAGAATGGAGAATTAAACCTCCATTGGGACGCTCTGAAAGAGTTCCTGTCCTCCCACAAGGGGAAGGTGGCAATAGTGAGGGTGGAACTCATGGCCGTAGAGCCCACGGAGAAAACCCGCAACTACTTTTTCGGCTACATTATCCCCGAACTGAGGAACGCCTTCATGGAGCAGGGGGAGCACCTTACCAAGGAGGAGACCTATAACAAAATCCGCATGTTGTGCCCGTTGTTTGCGGAGGAGAAACGAGAGAACGGGCAGTGGAGAAAAACTTACAAGGAGTTCGAGCAATTGGCGCAGGAGGAGGCCAATGAAGTGATAGATTGGCTATTCCAATGGGCGGCTGAGAACCTTTACAAAATCTTAGACAACCCGCTATGAACAAAGAGTTAGAGCGCAAAGACCGATACGAGAAACTCTGCATGGAGTACGTGCTGAGGTTCTGTGAGAAACACGACCTCAACTTCGAGGGTTGGGTTGGAGACCGAGTGGGAGAAACCGCAGAGATAGGCGATATGTTCCTTGACTTCTCGGACATTCGCTATGATATTGACACCGAGCAGAGGGTGGGCAAGATTGAGCGGTGGTGGGATTATTCCTATGACCTCGCCATGTTGGAATGCCCCAAGACTATCAATTTCCGCTCATGGTGCTTGGGTGCTCCGCTCCCGTACACGCAGGAGCAACTTAACAAGATACACTTGGCCCACAATGAAGTGATAACGGCCAAGCAGGTATTGGAGGACTTACTGAATGGTGGAGGTTACTAACAGGGAGGACTACGATGCTTTGTTAAAGAGGGGGATTGACTGCCTGTATGACAAACGATACCACCTCGAAATCGGGCTGAGGAGAGAAATCCAACGGGAGAAATTCGGCAAGAATGACGATGAAGGAAATGCCAAGTTCTACGCCTACTGCATAAAGCACTTTCCCCACGTCTGCGAGAACTGCGGAAAGCCGATTCCCCACCCGTGGGCAACCAATGTGAGCCATATCCTTTCGAGGGGGGCACACCAAGAACTTTCCCACGATT